GCCAATCGTAAAAGTCACCTGGTTTTGTTTCTTGAATTTGATAACCAGTATCCATAGTCTCACCTTGGAGAGCTAGAAATTGCATGTATTGAGAATCTGTATTCTCTGGGTAACACTTTAAAGTTCCATGGTAATGAAGACTAACATCAGTTATATACTCACGTATAGCCCTAGTTAATATTTGATGTAACTGACAGTCAACATCATTCCAGTCTTCATAACCAGATATTAATAGATCAGTTGATCGTTTGATACCAGCTTTAACTGATGAATCTTCACCACAGACACCCGATGTTTTACGGTCATCTGTACGGAATCTACTGATAATATTATCGCAAAGTGAAGGATCTAATACCTCATCCCGAACCCAGATAAAAGGATCAGGTGATACATACATTATAGCACGCCTGGTATAATCTGGCCTGTTGTTAGATAAGTGCCGATGGCAATAATAAATCCAGCCATTGCTGCTCTACCATTAAGCTCTTCAGCGATGTGCCATCTGTCATTTTCGTGGTTGTGGTCTGTCATGATTTCAATTGGGGGTTCTTTTGGAAAAATGTTTTGACGATTACCGTCTTCTGTTACGATCATTTCGATTTGCCTGAAGCTTTATTAAGAGCTTCCTGTTTTTTCTTGGCCGCTTCATTAATTTTGTTCCAATTAGACTGGAACTCAGCAACCATACTACCAAATTTTTTATAAGGGTTACCCATTATACTTTAATGTTGGAGGCTTCTAGTTTTCTACGGACATCCTCACGGTATGCCTCATCTCTATCGTAGAGAGGGTTACCCATGTCACGTACTACCTCAGCCATGCTGCGATAGGTTTCTGTTTTAGATTTTTTACCTGTGATTAGGTTGGTATCACGACCTTGTGCATCTTCGTATTGTGCCATGAGTGCTTTAACTGCAAATGTTACTGCTGCTTTGTTGCCAGTTTCAATGACATCATCAAAGTTTTTAGCATCGACATCTGATATATTATCACCAGCCCATGCCATGAGATCATTATAACCTTGTTCGCCTCCAGCTATTGTTTTAACCTCAGCTACTTCAGCATCAGTTAAGACAGGTGAGACAGGATCTGGTTGTACGTTCTCCATACCAACCTGATTCCTTACACCTTCTAGGTATGAGTCAACAAGGTTCTTAGTAAGTCCAGCTTTACCGAGTGTATCATACATCTCATCAGAGAGTGTACCATTGTTCTCGACAAAATACTCATTCATTTTGAAAGGATCAATTTCATTATCCTTAAAAACCTCAGAGATTTTTTCACCATAAACCTGTTCAGCTGTATCATAGTTAACACTACCATCTTCTTGATAGTAGCTAGCTGGATCTAACTGTTCAGGTGCTGGGTCTTCTTGTACTTCCTCTTCAGCTGGAGTAGATTCTTGATCTCCTAGTTTCTTTTGGAGTTCAAGGTAAGCAGCTTCAAGATCTTCAGGTTTTCTATACTTGCCAGCAAGAAGATTCTCTTGCTCGGCCAGCATTTTTTCACCGACCTCTAGGGTTTCTTGATCCCTAGCAGTGTCAGCTTCCATCACAACTGAATCATCAGCTGGATCGTATGTAACTGTTGTTGTTGTTGGCATAGTTATTGTGGTGGTTCTCCGCCAGCCATACCAGCAGCCATTTGTCTCATGGCAGGTATAGCATCAGGATTTTTTTCAGGGTCCATCATTGGTGCGCTAGCGAATTGACCAGCTTGTTGTACCAATGCTTGCTGTGATGCTGCTTGTTGAGCTGCTTGTTGTTCTTGCTGCTGTTCTTCGACAGACTTAATAAGATTAAGTACATCTATACCAGCAGAAGCTGCAAGTCTCTTGATAGCTTCATCAGCATTCATGAATTTCATCATAGCTTCTGGCCCCATTGTTTGAGCCACAGTAGTAATGAATCCTACAAGTGCATCTCTATCTTGTCCTCTACCTAGTGCATTGATTCCAGCTACGATAGTAGGTTTAACAATACCTTTAGGCATTGCTGGTATCTGTTTTGCTTTAGTGAGGGCGTGCATCTTACGATTGAGATATGGTATTAGAAACTCAACAGTAAGTAAACTGAATAGTCCACCTAGCTGTTGTTCTAATTCCATCTGTGTCATACGAACTTCCTCGGCTGTAGTGCGTTCGGAATCCCTGACATTCATAATCAAGAAGGCTTCTGCGAGACGCTTCTCTAATGTATTAACTAATTGATAAGCAGTTTGGAAGTCAGCATTCTTACCTACCTGTATGACACCTACGTCATCAGGTCTACCTTGAATGATAGCACCATTACCTGCATTAGCAAGTGACGATGGTTTGGTAACTGAGCTAGGTGAGACTGTGAATACAACCTTTGCCGCAGCTGCTGAACCCTCAACGAGGGCTTGCATTAATGCTTCAAGGGATTTCAAATCACCTAAGAACTCTTCAACTCTTGAACGCCCGTAGTCTTCTCCATCTACTGTAACAAAACGTAATGGGATGAACGGGGTTTTATCTTTAGGAGCCTTACCTTCACTCTCAGGTATGACCATATCCTGTGCTTCTTGCCACCAAGACCACCCTTTTTTAGTGTACTTGACGCAAGTGTAGACATCAACATCTTTTGTCTTTGAAGTGTCATCATCTACAACACTGTCTTTGATCTCCAGACCAGGAGGTAAGTGTTCTCTACTGATTTTTTCTTTAGTAACTATCTCACATACTTCACCGTTACCATCTCTTTCCACCACGTACCTATTAAGAGGATACATTTTAATCCCTTCTTTACCCATGTAAAGCAGAGCATTACCAGTAACTACGAGGTGTTTGATTGCTGAAAAGATTTGAACACGATCACTTGAAGCAGCTATGCTCTCCATAATCATACGTTCTATCTTTGCAAATGCTAAATCTAACTCACTTTTATTAGCAGGATCAAGTTGATCTCCCAGTTTAGAATCATCTAACTGAAGTTTAAAGAAACTTGTAGATGGAGGTAGGAGTCCTAGCATTAGTTTAGATGCTAATGTTACAACTCCTTTGGCTCCCACTGACTGCCACGGTGTTTTAAACTGAGCATAGTTAGGGGGAGTTTCACTCCTCATTAAAAGCGTAGGTATTGTTAGCTCTGCGCATTCATACGCAACATTAAGAAATTGTTCACGGTCAGTTGATAGCTCATTGTATCTCTGACGTGCGTTCTTCATTTATTTTTTAGGTTGTGTTGTGGCTTGACCACCGCCTGTGCCTGTGTTGACACCTTGAGGTGTGTTGATTCCCTGAAGTCCTCCTGTAGATGGCTTCTTAGTAGAGAGCTGTGTAGTTCCTGCTGATAGTTTCTTCTTCTGAACTTTCTTAGCAGTTACTTTAGCTTTCTTCTTGGTTTCATCCTCAGATATAGGAGCAGGTGTAGGTGTAGCAGGTGGTTCTACTGGAGCAGTAACTGGTACCTGACTTGGGGGTGGTGGTGTGGGTGCTGTTGGTGTAGGGGCAGGGGCTGGTCGATTGTTACCGCCTCCAAAAATTGAGCTGATTAATCCTCCGCACATAATTTATTCTTCCGATAAGTGTTGTTTTAATAGTCTTATTATAGAGATCTGACCTGCCCGATAGGCGATCTCCTTATCGGAGAGTGTATGGTCAGGGAATACATCTGGAAACTGTTCGTCCAAATCAGCAAGAAGCCTAGCTAGGTCACCCCAGTTAGGCGTACTTGGGTAAGTTGTTGTTGTCATGTTCAAAAAACGCTGGCATTCTAGCTCTCTTAGTGTCAGAAAGTTCGGGTGCTTTGCCTTCATACATTAGGCGATCACTGGTATCGGCCCAAAATTTTGCGTCCAAATATTTGTCCTCAGTATTTCTACCTAGAGGCTGAAATATCCAGTTAATGGTGGCCTTCCTAAGTTTATCCAAAGAAGGAGAAGGACGTAAGCCCAACTCACTACATACAAGAGAATTACTTCCGACATGGATCTGCTCGTCCCTTGAGATGTCGGCAGATACAGTGCGAAGAGCAGCATCCCCATTAAACCTAAAGAAAGGGAGTAGAACGAAGAAGACGGCCCGTTCTGCGACCAGAGCTTTGGTAATTGTATGGTCAGGGTGTGAAATCCAGGCATCTCTTAATCTAAGTGCTTCTTTTTCTGCATTTTCATCTGCGCCCAGGGCATCTACTATGTAGCCGAGGGCGAGATCGTGTTTAATTTCATCGTCAACGTTCGATTCTAATAGTCTTCGAGCGTCTCTGGGAACATCCTTTTCAAGACCTTCCTTAATGAAGGTACCCACAGGTAGCTCCATATGACGTACTGCGAGCGCACGTCTGATGGTAGCCTCAGAGCCTTCACGGAGCTTCCCCGCTGTGCCCTGTACTGGCGACCATGTTCTCTTTCTGTTGAGTAGTTTAACATAAGGTGATAATTTCATTCTTGGCAATCACAAGTAGGGGGTTCGTTACCTATTATCCCCTCCAAATATGAGTCTACGTCATCTTCATCTAGCGCAGCGTATGCACTGGATTTGTCCTGAACGTCACCCATAACCTGAAGGCTATAATAAAGTGAGGTTTGGGGGCTATCCAGCCACTCTTCCACGAATGTCTCATCGTATTCTATAACATCACTCCATGAGTTAAAGCTATAGCCGTGAAGAAGTCCCGTCTTGTTGAGTAATATCATAATATTGTCTGCTACACGTTTGTAAACGTCCCAGCCAACCTCTGAGGCGATCTCAACATCGCCATAGTCGTAGCTCTGTACCCCAAAGGTACCGCTGTCTCTGTCTACACCCTTAGCTATAGGGGGTGCTATTTCTGGTGCGCAAGTGAAGCCATCAAGGTCTTTACTCCTGTAACTACAGCTTGCAGTGGGTGCGATTGCAAAAGCTCTGTGCATCTTAGCTCGTCTAGCAATGAGTGCGGCATTATCTATACCGTGTCTCAATTCTAAAGCTAACTCTTGAGCTATTGGTTTAGTAGGTTGTCCTTCTAGTGCATCTGCAAATTCAGCATAGGTTACCCCATGATGACGTAGCATGTTTGCTAATCCAAGAATCCCAAGTCCGACTTGGCGATCCGTTTCGGGTGGAAGGTACTCCCCAGTTGATCCAACACCTGTTGTCCCATGGAGATCGCACAGCTGGGACATACCCTGAGTGAAAGCCTTCTGAATGTCGCTGATTGCACAGGCACCGAGATTAACGTGCTGTAAGAGGCACGTTCCTCGTGAGGGCAGGTAAACTTCAAGACATACGTTTCCGTAGATCCGTTCTCCGAAGTTATCGTATCTGATTTTATTGAGCCAGATGTCTCCTGATTTAATTCCATAAATTAATGCTTCCCGTGTTGTCTGATCAGTACCTTGCCACTTTTGGTCGTCAAGATTGACGCACCTTTTGACCCATGGGAGTTCGTGTCGGGGCGTAGTAATAAACTCGATAACATCAGGATGGTCGATATCCATATGCAAAACGCAAGCCCCATTCTTATAGTGGCCGCCTCTTCTGATGATTTCATTTAATGTCGAGTAGATTTTACCGAACGATACTGGGCCAGAAGCTGTAAGACCTTTTCCATTTTCATGGCCTTTGGCTCTGAGCTTAGATAGGTGGACAGCAACTCCCGCACCAAAGCGGAGGGCATGGGAGACAAATCTCCACGATGCTTCGATTCCATTGCGTCCCTCCATTGAATCTTCAACTACGAACACGGTGCATGATACTGGCAATCTTCCTTCTGGGTCTTTCATCCAGTTTTCAACTCGGCCAGTACGAGCGATCAAGCTAGTTGTCATTTAAATTAAGTCTAATAAGTTTGGTGTAAAATAATTCGGACCCTTCATTATCTTACCGTCTTCACGATATATTGGCTTGCCATCTTCACCAAGCTTAGACATGTTACTTGCATGTACACGTCTTGAAGCCTCATCTAAATCCCATCCGAATGTAGCAGCTAATTGATGACATACATATACTAAGTCAGCAACTTCTTTTAAGAGATGTGCTCTGTGTTCTCTATCAACAGCTACAGGACTAAGCCATAGCTTGGCTGAAACTGTTTCAGCAGCTTCGCATACTTCTCCTGCCTCTTCAGATATCAGTCGTACACTGAGTCTCAATGAGGAGTTCGTCATAGACTTCTTGAGTGAGTACGCTTCCCGAAATTCGTTTGCGTTGGCTGAGTAAAAACTCTCTTTCATTTTTTAGGTAGTGGATAGCTTTGTCAAGGTCAGAAACCGCATCATCTTTGTGTCCAGCTCTACACACATACTTGATAGCATTACCAAGATGATAGTTAAGCTCTTGATCTCTGATGAAATCCCATACCTCAATGGAACCCCTATTATAATACTGGGGTCCATAAGATTGGCTTTTGGCGGTCATAATCGTAGTCGGTGTGTTGTAAAATTCGAGCAAGTCGTGCATTAAGCAGAGCATCATCGTCTGATAATCCTCGTTCTTTATAAGCCTTACAAATAGCTTCCCATTTGTTAGTAGACTTATTGAGCAGCTCAGTAGCACGCTTAACTCCTATGCCTGGGCATCCTGGGTAGCCATCGGTTGGGTCTCCCGCTAGCGACTGTATTAGGTGCCAGTTATCACCATCTTCTTTGGTGATTTCTTCTACGTCATCACTTAAGTTCCATAGAACTCCTGGGATCTGACGCATGTCTTTATCTGGACTTACAATGATGTTTTCTTTACTCGGTTCACGAGTAGCATCAATGCCAATGGTGTCGTCTGCCTCCAAGCCTTCTCGAATACAGTGGTTGTAATTATCTTTACAATAATTGACCAATCTTCGATACCCTAGGGGCTTACGTCTATTTCGATGTCCTTTATAACCCTCAAAAATTTCTTTTCTAAAATTTGAGGTACTTGAGAAGTATAGTATAAAGTCATCTTCCATCATGGCTGTTGTAACTTTCTTTAACTCACGCTCAAATAGTTTAACTACTTCAGAAAAGTTAGATTGAGCAATAATAACATCATTACCGAAATCAATACCCTCTTCGCAGACTTGAGCAGCCTTGTAAGCTAAGAAATCGCAATCAATTAATAGCATTAGTGTACTTCTGCCCAATTATCGCCAATGTTTGCATCGGCTTCAATAGGCAGTCTTAGGTTGTAATACTCGCCAGCTTGCTGTGCAGCATACTTACATGCAAAAGCCACGTCAGGGGCTGATGATGGTGGTGCTCCGAGTACCTGTTCATCGTGGATGAACGCATATCTCTCATGTTTAAGAGATTGTGTCTTTAATATCCAGTCAGTGATTAGTAGCCATTTCTTCGCAATGACTCCTGCCGATGTTTGGAGGAGGAAATTGAGAGACTTGTGCCCTTTGTCAACGCTGATATCACGACTGTCGATGGCACGGATCTTAGAATTTTCCAATACTCTCTTGGTAGCGTCACGAACAAGATCTTCAAGACCTGGAATGGCATCCATATAAGCCTGACGAATCTCTTTGCCCTTTGAGGCCGCCTCGTTCTCGGAAAGCCCTGAGTCGTACGAGAAGCCAAGTTTCTTGTCACCCGCCCCATATAAGAAGGCATAGGTGACCGTCTTAACTTGTCTCCTTGAAATACCGATTTTGTCTGCATTTACCTGATGTATATCATCATTAAGCAGGATCTTTGCATAATTACCCCCATCGTAACGGGCTAAGTAATGTGCAAACATTCTGAGTTCAATCCCAGCAAGGTCACTATCTACTAGCTTCCATCCTGGTTTTGTGATAAACAGCTCTCGACAATCCGCATCACTACTGACTTGTGCCAGATTCGGATGTGAATGTGCCATTCGGTGCGTGGCAGCTCCTATAAAACAGGAGTGGTGAAGTCTGCCATTCTTGACCAACTTCAACCATGCGTTCTGTCCTTGTGACAGCATTCCTAATTTCTTCTGTGTAACCAGAATTTCAAGGAACATTAACGCTTCTTTTGTACCTATCTCTTTAAGTACAGTCTCATCAATGACTGCCTTACCAGTAGGTGTTAATTTGTTTGGTTCCCAACTTTGGAAAGTTTTGAACCACCAAGCAATATGCTCACGACTACTTGGATTGAAATCCTTAAGTCTTTGCATAGGGGCATCTTTAATATACCCTTGCTTTTTATTATCCCTTTTAGGAATAAATAGATTACCAGGGACAAAAGTGCAAATCTTCTCAGTGGCATTTCTAAGCTCCTCCAAGCGATTCAACAGTTTGTTCTCTAGTTCCTGAGCTTTCTGTATATCGAAAGGCCAACCAGTTCTTTTCTGGTCTTGCATCACC